ACCTGCGCCGCCAACCTCTGTTCCTACACAGTCGTTGACAACGCAGACTGCATTGAATGAGGTGAGCGGTAAGCAGACCCGCTTGAACATGGAGCTAGGTGCACAATTAGATCGCACCAATGCTGAATTCTTTGCTGGTCAGGACATTCGCCGTTCGCAGGCTGCCTCTGCTGAGCAACGTCTCACGCAGAAACAAGCTGGTGATATCGAGACAGGACTGACCCGTACTCGCGGCCAAGAGGAACGAGCAGGTATTGCAGCCACTTGTGCTGAATATCGGGCTGGTCTCTCAACTGCTGGCCAGGAAGAGCGTCGTACCATCGGAACCACTGGAACCGAGACACGAGCAACTGAGCGTGTTCGAGGCACTGAACAACGCGCTGGAATTCGTGAGGCTGGTGGACAAGAGCGTCTTGGCATTGCAGCCACTGGAACTGAGCAACGGCGTGGGATTGCTGCCTCAGGGGTCGAGCAACGCGCCGGAATCCGAGAGACCGGATCCCAGACGCGGCTTAGCGAAGCAGAGCGTGGTCGTCAGCAGCGACTGGGTATTGCTGCCACAGGGGTTGAACAGCGTGCAGGTATCCGCGAAACGGGATCCGAGACCCGGCTGTCTGAGGCAGAACGTGGTCGCCAACAGCGACTCGGCATTGCAGCTACTGGGGTTGAGCAACGCGCAGGTATTCGGGAGACCGGAGGACAGCAGCGATTGACTCAGGGACAACTTTTGTCTGGTCAAGAGCGTCAAATTGGTCTTCGTGGGCAAGAAGAACGTCGTACTGTCGCAGCCTCTGGTGTTGAACAGCGTGCAGGTATCCGTGAAACCGGATCTGAGCAACGATTTACTGCGTTGCAACAAGAGATGTTCCGGCGCTATAAAGAGAACAGAGACTTCGAACAGGCGCAGAGCCAATATCGGTCATGATTGATTGGATTCACGAGCTGACTGAAAAAGACCGTGAATCCTTTCTAGCCTTTAGCAAACGAGCAGTAAGTCCAATCCAGATTTACTTGTATGCCCGCTTCCTTGGGTTTACCGGATCAATCGTCCAATGTGATGAATGGTCAAAGGAGAACCACAAGAAGCGAGATTTTGGTGGTGTATTAGAAGCTGAGATTGACGCTATGACGATGGACATCTCGAAGCTACGGGAGGGTATTGATATGGGGATGATCAAACAGGACATGGGTGCCTCTCGTATCGCGATGATGCAGAAGGAACTGCGAGGCACGATTAAGCAGTTGAATGATGAGCGTATCTTGCTTGACAAGCAAGGGTTGATTCTTGCTGGTGCTGACCGTGCGATTCGGGAGATGTTAACGATCTTTCGTGATGACCCAATCGAAGGACCACTTCAAGAAGCATCAATGGGAGTCTGGACAAAGATCTTTCAAGAGGAGTCTTAGTAGACTGATAAAAATTAGCTGTAAATATGCTTGTAGATCCATATCAAGACAGGTATTTTAAAGACGGAAAAGTAATCGGTGTTAACTACTCCGGTCCTGTCGGTAATCAAACAAGAACTGAGACTGATCTTGGTCTTGGACTTCCTGTTGGTGGATTAACCGATCGGAACAAGTTTGGCGTCTTGACTCCTCCAGGATCTACCGAGCAAGGGAAGATGGAGATACTGACGCCACCTGGTTCTACGGAAAAAGGTAAATTCGGTGTCATTACACCACCTGGTTCACCTTTAGGTGGATTTGAAGGCGCACTTGAAAATCTTTTTCTTAGACGCTTTCTAGAAGAGAGACTTAATTGATTTATGACGCTATGCTTTGTGCATGGCAGGAACAAGTATTCATAGTGTATATCGAAGGACTGCACGTGCTGCAGCACAGCAACGGATTGTTAAGAAGACTTCAAATATTGATATTGAACGTGCACGAAATGATTTCGCATATTTCTGTGATGTCGTAGGCGATAAACCACCTGCTGAGCATCACAAAGAATGGCATAAATATCTTTGCACGGGGGAGGACAGTGAATGTTTGATTGGTATTGGCGGACCAAATATTGATATCTTGGCGCCACGGGGTAGCGCAAAGTCCACGATCCTTGGCTTGTACACAGCATGGGCGGTTGGTATTCATGCACTGGCGCGGAAACCTTTGAAAATCCTCTACATCTCCTACACGGTGGATGTGGCACGTCCTAAAAGCGCAGCTATCAAAAGGATCATCGAATCGAGTAAAGCTTATAAGGAGATCTTCCCTACTGTAAAGATCGCCAAGGGGATTAATTCGAACGAGTACTGGAGTATTGATTGGAAGTTTGCCGGCATCCGAACAGCAGGTGAAGAAGAATTCACTGTGTGTTGTGCAGGTCTCAAGGGTGCTGTGACCTCCAAGCGTTCACATCTTTGCATCATTGATGACGCTATCAAGAGTGCCGACGACATCAAGAACCGGGATATCCGGCAAGCGATGGAGGACAACTGGAATTCAGTCATCGTTCCGACGATGTTCCAAGGCGGCAGAGCGATCTGTCTTGGCACCCGCTTCCGCCATGACGATATCCATAACTCCACATTCATTCCAGCCAACAACTGGGTACAGATCGTTCAATCCGCGATCTCTGTTGATGCAAACGGTGATGAACAATCCTATTGGCCGGCCATGTGGTCACTCGATTATCTGCGCGACCGCCGGCGGCAGGCACCAATCGCTTTTTCTTTTCAGTACCAAAATCAAGTTGTACAAACGAGCGAGCTTTCGCTTTCTCCTGATCTAATCATCAAAGGAACCATCGAAACACAATTCGATTGTTTGGGAATCGGTGTTGACCTTTCCGCAGGTATTCGGGAACGAAACGACTATACCGCCTTCGTGATGGGAGGGCGAGTGGGAGGGAAGATACACATTATTGACTGCAAACGTTTAAGGATTATGGGTAACTTGGAAAAATTAGAAGCCATGATGGAGATGATGGAAGAATGGGGTGTCGTGCACAAAGAAAAGGATCAATATTTTCCTACTGGCACCAACATCGAGGTTTGGTCAGAAGCCGTTGCATACCAGGCTTCACTAGAGGCTGACTTCAAACGAATCTGCCTTGGTGAACATGGGCTCTACAACATGAACTGGCATGCAGTCAAAGGGTTCAGGGGTGACAAGGTTGCACGCTTCCGTGGCATTATGGGGCTATTTGAGCAACGCAAGCTAATCTTCAATAAGTACAGAAAATTCCAGGCACTTAAAGATGAAATCGTTAACTTTGGAGTTTCATCCCATGATGACTGTGTTGACGCCCTTGTCTGGTTGTGTAATGGACTAATGACAAGGGGAAAACTAGAGTTAGAGTATTGACGATTTAAACTATAGGTATTCATCGCGATGTCTCCCAGCTATTTTGAAGTAGAACTTGAGCAAGATGCTTATGGTTCTGCCATCCTGCCTTTGCCGGATGAGCTTTGTCACGACATGGCCCTACAACCAAACGAACGTTTTGATGTAGAGGTTGAAGACGGGACAATTATTTTCAAAAGACTCGAAGCTGGTTACGATATTGATCAGTAGACCTTTTTAACAGAATGGGCGATAGTGCTAAATCTCAACTTGACTCTATCCTCAAATCGGTAGTTTCACGCGATAGTACAGGCCCTGCGGACACCATGTTGGTGAGCGCACACCTTTCCCAAATGAAAATGTTTGGGATCAGGCAGGGCGTCGAGTTTTATCCGCTGCAGGATAATTTTGGTACGCAGCGTTACGATTTCATCCAGCAAGTCATTAAGTTCAATCGTCTCGATGCACGGCTCGACTCTATCTGGGAACGTTTCCTGGCTTACGGTAAAGGACTGTTCTATATCCGACCGACTGAGAAAACTTATCGTATTTACTGGTTTGATCGGGATTCTTATCGTGCTTATTACTCTCCCGAAGGTGACCTAGAAGAAGTCATCATTATCTATCCTTATAAAGTCAAAACGTCAAAAGGGTTTAGCGGCGTTGGCCTGAATACAAATAAGCGGTATATGCGTCTTCGTATTACTGCCGAGGAGATTGAGGAATACCATAGCGAACAAGTCCCT